CTGGGGTACTGATCAGTAAAGTCAGTACCACAGCGTCAGCGATATGCCACCACTGACGCACTACACCGAGTTTCCCTCGGTATAGTAACGATCCAAGCTTACGCTTGAATTGTAAACTTGTCTTAAAGTACAAGTTACGCAACAGGGCTTGCTGTTGCGAACCCGCAGGGAGATCCCTGAGGTATACCGGCGCACCACGCCGGTTGAAAACCGCCTCCTGATAGCCAGGAGACAACCTCCTCGTGAAAATCGAGGGGCAACTGTTCAAAGAACAGTAGTAATGCTCCAGTTTCTGGAGCTCTGAGGAGCCAAGCTCCTCAACGACTCTGGGCCCTGCCCGTCCGATAGACGGAATAAACGGGACAAAGTCCCAGAGTCGCTGTATTACTAGTCCCCCGGTTAAGGGGACCAAGTGAAAACGGTGCACGTATCACTGTAAAGTGATACGGTAGACCCGCTCTGTGCGGGTTGCAAGGAGGGTAACCTCCTTTTCCCATACGGTTTCATCGCGTGGGAATCCATCCTCAAATTCGACGTAGTCGACCTGGAGGATGGAGCCTGGGTCTGGGACCCAGTCTGTGGGTATTTCTACCCACCCTGTAGAGGGTATCTCCTCTACCCGACCCATTACGTATACTAATGGGTCCAAACAGAACACCTCGTGGAGTTGTTCTGGTTGACGTCCGTCTAGTGAGTTGCGGACGCGTACCCCGAGTTTTATATCTCGGGTTACAATCCCGAACACCCTTGGCGGGTTGTCGGGCAGCGTATGTAATATATACGCATCGGACTCAACAAACAAGTTGAGCCGTGCCACCACCCTCGGTGGGAGTGGTCGCCTATCCTTGATCGTAGCAAGGACATCGTTGATGCTAGTGTCCGTGAAGGACACGTTAGCTTCAACCCAGTCGTTGAATAAGTCACGACTGGTAGGGTAGCCTTCTCTTTTTGGCCACCCCAGGTGCATCGGGTTTATCCCGACCACCTCTGATCTCCTTACAAAGTAGGAGTCAGTATCCTGAAAGCGGAATCCAGGATTCTTCCATGTTTCTCTGAACATGGAAAAGTTTACGTAGGGCACGTGTGTGTACCCAGACGTGAACTTCCTGTCGATTTTAAAGACAGGTTCCGTCGGCTCCTTGCCGGCGAATACCTCCTGGTAAAAGAGGTCCCTACATAGTCTCATGTAGGTAACTTCCGGGGTTTCAATATCCCGGAACTTCATCGACCGAAGCATCATGCGTGCCTCGTCGGTCTGGGGCTCGATAATAGCCTCAGGAGGGAGTATAGCCCTCAACCCTTCGATTTTCGGAAGGTACAGGTGGTGTTTATGCACCACCTGGTCAAGTCTGTCTGAACGGACAAACTTGTAGCTAAAGTCTCTCTTTAGCAGGGACGACATGCGATATGTCGTCTCACGTGCGTCGCGGCATCTTGAGCCGTTAACGACTGCACGTAGGAACTCCGCGCTATGCGGAAAGGACCCATCCCCCCCGATTTCGAGGGGGACATACGGACACAGCGTGTCCGCATCTGCCGGCACGAGTAAGTGCTGGTAGAGTGAAGCTCTCGTGAAAGCGAGGCTTGACATGGGGTTCGATAACTCGGACCACCTACTCTCCTTACCGAGGAGAGCAAAACGCCCTATATTTGTGGCGCTGTATAGGTCTGTTTCAGACCTAATGTCCAGGAGCAGTCTGATCCTGGGATAGTCAAGATAGTCTAACTCTTGACGGCGTCTAATCTTTACATGATTAGACTGGGACGCTCGCTTTGGAAGCAATGTCCCCTCTTCGCAATAGAATGCGAAGTGATCAGAAACGTATGTATCCGCTTCTGACACCTTGAATAGTGTTTCAAGGGTGGATATGTGGTTTTCCAACACATATCTATTCGATGAGAGTGCAATCTCATCGTCACCAACCAAGGTCCAGACCTTCAGGTTGGATAGCCTACAACAGTAGTCGTGGGCTACGGTGAGCATGAACTTTGTTAACATGTCACCCATGAACCATCCTTTGTTCACGATATGGAGTTTATAACCTCCATAACACGGCACAAACGCAAACCGTTTGGACGTGAAGAGTGTCTTTATAAGGACACTCAACGCTTGAGGTAACTCAGGCGTAAGCCTTCTCACAAGTGAGAGGACTTGCTTGGCAAATGATCTATTGCCATAGTCTGTCGACTCAGACAAGTCGGTCGACAGTGCAAACACCTGATCGTCGATCAGGTGTTGCCAAGCCTCATTCTGCGGATTGAGGCTATCCTGTAGAAATCTCCACAGGTGCCGGTCTGCTCGCAGACCGGAACGGACACTCTTTGCTTTGAGAGTGCCCTGGTACACATGTGCGAAAACGCCCATGAGTACTTGGTAGGCATATGGTGCCACCGTTATCGTCCGAGCCTTTCCCGGCTCGGCGACGGAGTGAACCCTTACTGACCTTATATAGGTCGGGTGCTCCAGGGCAGTTTGAATTGCCCAGTCCACAACATCTTTGGCGTTGCGGACACCACGCGGCGTTACAGCCGTGGGAGTCAGAGTGTCCCAATCGTACACCTGACGAAGAACCTTGTGCTTGGCAAGGTTCTTGAGAGTGCCGGTTTTACCGCCCTCTCGATGCGTTGCTTCTAAGCACGCAGTAGGGCCCACGGAAACGCGGGCCTCGGCCGGGTTATAAAACCTCGTGCCACCGAGCGTGTCAATTAAGACCGCTTCGTTTACCCGGAACGGCAGTGAAGGCGTTCCAGTGGTCTCCATAAATTGCTTTATGGAGTTGCGGATCATTTTTCCGTCCGCAAGTCCCGTGGCACGTGTCTGTGTCCACAGGAGTATCAGCCTGCCGAAAGAGGCAGGACTGTCATGACCGTGTTGCTCCACCGAGCGGAACGCGGTCACGTACGGTAGCATAGTACCGTTAGGGCGAAATGCTTGCAGATCGCCGTGAGTTGCGTAGTGTTTACGCATCTCCTTCTTCAAGGACTTTAACTCCTTGGAGAAATGTGCATAGTTATTTGCACAGTTCTCTAACACCCATCGTGTTAGAGTATTGATAGTGTCGTATGAGACACTATCTGGGGTACTGATCAGTAAAGTCAGTACCACAGCGTCAGCGATATGCCACCACTGACGCACTA